GCTGATATTCTACAATGCAAGATTATTGTTTGAGAATGAACGTAAAGGTATATATCCTTACTTCACTAACAAACATTGTGATTATCTACTGGCAGATCAGCCAGATAAAATTATTACGGAAGTCTTTAAAGACAGTAAAGTGCAGCGCCGAAAAGGCTGCCACATGACAAAAGCAATTAGGGCGTATGGAGAAGGACTGATACTAGAATGGTTGATGGACGAATATGAACCAGGACACCCTAATATAGAAAGAATATACAGCGAACCTTTAATAGAAGAGCTAATAGAAAACGATGGTATACGAAATGTAGACCGTGTAATAGCTTTATGTATGGTTATGATATATAGAGAAGAACTATACCAAGTTAAAGTCTCCGCTGCAAAAGAACAAAATAAACAGGTTGAACTCTTCAATATGCCGTTGTTTAGTAGTCAATACTGGGACGACGAACCGGCGACAGTAGAAGATAATATACCGATATTTACATTTTAAATATGAGCGACAACTTATATAATACAAGCTTCCCCCAGCAGAAACTTGCACTTAGTAAGAAGAATAAGAAGTGGCAAGAAGACTGTGTGAATTATATTATAGGCGAAGGCAATATTATCTCTGGGGGACAAGATTTAACATACTACGGAGAGCTACAAACCTATTATGATCTTTATAACAGCATATTTAATGAGAAGGACTTTAAGAGGATAACAAACCCGTTTAAAGTTGATGACGGTTTCCCTGCAACTCCACAGGACTTTAATATCATACGTCCTAAGATAGACTTGCTCATAGGAGAAGAAACAAAACGTCCTATGAACTTTAGAGTTGTACGTACATCCCAAGAAGCTACATCAGAACTGCAAGAGAAAGAGAAGGAGATGTTGATGCAATATCTGCAAGCAAAACTGATGAGCGGTATGAGTCCAGAAGAACAACAGCAATTCCAACAACAGTTAGATAGTGGTGAAGTAATGCCACCTGAGGATATTGCTAAGTATATGGATAAAGATTATAAGGATATTATAGAGAATACAGCATACCATACTATCACATATCTTCGTGAAAAACTAGATATGGACCACGAGTTCATTAAGGGTTGGAAAGACGGTCTTATTGGTGGTAGAGAAGTATACTATGTAGGTGTACTTAATGCCGAGCCATATATGGAGCGTGTTAATCCTATGGAGTTCTCGTATGATAGAACACCTGATCTAGAGTTCATTGAAGACGGCGCATGGTGTTGTAGAAAGATGCGACTCCCTGTTACTGAAATATATGATCGTTATTATGACAAGCTTACTGAGAAAGATTTAAATAAGCTTGAAGAAATGATCAATGCTGTTCCCGCAAGGAATCTTGGGGAGCATGACCCAGTAGATAGAGGCATCCAACTTAGATTCTATGACAATCCTGCATTCGATGGTGCAGCTAAACATACTGTTAATGTTTGGCATGTATGCTGGAAATCTTTTAAAAAGATATTTTATGTTACTACTACCGATGAGAATGGACAACTTCAAGTAGATATAGTAGATGAAAACTACAAAGAAGTTGGCACAGAAATAAGTATTGAACCGGATTGGATTGTTGAAGTCTGGGAAGGATATAGAGCTGGTAATGATTTATACTTTGGTATACAGCCTATTGAATATCAGCATGTAAGTATAGACAATCCTAATTCTCAAAAACTTCCTTACGTGGGAGCTGTATACAGTGCTACTAATAGTAAGCCTAGATCACTTGTAAGTATCCTCAAACCCTTACAATATATGTATATTACTTTGTGGTATAGACTTGAATTAGCACTTGCTAGAGATAAAGGTAAGGTTATACTTATGGATGCTACACAGATTCCTAAGTCTATGGGTATTACTACTGAGAGATGGATGCACTATTTGTCTAGTGTTGGCGTAGCATTCGTAAATCCATATGAAGGAAATCCAGCGGATCCTAGCGGTAGTAGAGCAGCAGCGTTCAATCAGTTCCAATCTGTAGACCTGACACAAGGACAGATAATAGGCGAGTATATTCAACTTATGGATAAGATTGAAAGCTTAGCTGGTACTATTTCCGGTATTACCGAGCAACGTGAAGGTGCTGTTTCAGCGTCAGAACTTGTGGGTAATGTAGAGCGTTCTGTTATACAGTCTTCACACATCACTGAGCCTTTATTCTGGGTACACAACCAAGTCAAGCGTCATGTACTTAATGCGCTACTTAATACAGCTAAAGGTGCGTGGGAAGAGACTGGTAAGACAAAGCTTCAATATATCTTTGATAACGGTGAACGTGCATTCTTAGACATTACTCCTAAGTTCTATTATGAGGACATGGATGTATTCGTAAGTGATACTTCTAAAGATCTTGAGAACATTCAAAAGCTTCAACAGCTTATACAGCCTGCTATGCAGAATGGTGCTAGTCTACTTGAAGCTGCTGAAATACTTACAAACGATAACTTTAACATCCTTAAACAGAAACTTAAGGATATGCAGACTAGACAAGAAGAACTTGCTCAACAACAGCAACAAGCTGAACAAGAACAAGCTCAAATGTTACAGCAAATGCAGAACGAAGCCAAAGAACAAGAACTTATGCTTCAAGAAGCTCAGATGGATCTACAACGTTATCAGATTGATCAAGACAATGCTACTAAGATTGCAGTTGCTCAGATTAGTGCATATCGTGGTACTGAAGATAAAGACCAAGATATGAATGGTATACCCGATCCTATTGAGTTGGGCAATCAAGCATTAGAGCAACAGAAGATAGATCAAGAAGCTTATACTAAGCGTTATGAACAGCGTCAGAAGCACGAAATAGAGAATCAAAAGATTCAGCTCGAAAGAGATAAGATGGATCACGAGATGAAACTACAAAAGCAGAAAGACGATGCTGCAATGGAGAGAGAACGCTTGAAAGCACGTACTGCTATTCGTAATAAAACAACTGGAGAGAAGTAATTATGAGAAGTAATTATTTAAGACCTTCAGAATTACTGAAGATGCAAAGAGAAACCGGGAAATCGTATTGGGACCTCATAGGAAGGCCCCTCTACGACGAAGGTAAAGACGAAGGTTCTAGGGAAGAAGCTGAAGCTCTAAGATATTCTTTAGGGGTTAAGCTTGATAATATGCCTCAGATATACGATCCGCTACCGATGTATGGCGGTGGCAAGGGTAACGATTTACATAGATATAAATCGTCTGAAGATTTTATAGCTGATTACGAGTCATTTGAACCAAGAGCGTATAAAAAAGGTGACGATCCGTGGACTATTGGTTACGGCACAACGGATAAAAAGTGGGTGAGGCGCGGTACTATTACAGAACCAGAAGCTCGTCAAGCTTTACGAGAATACGTAAGGAGTAACAGACCAGAAATACTCAAGCGAGTGAAGAATTATAACGATCTTCCTGATTCTGCAAAAATGGTACTTGATGATATTATGTATAATATAGGACCTGGAGGTTTTGCAAGTTCTAAAAAATTCTTAGCTGCTGTAAACGAGGGTAGATGGAGCGATGCTGTAAAAGAGATGGACTGGGACAACAATGATCCTATGTTTGGCAGAGGAGCAAGAAGACGTAATGCTGCTCGCGGAAAGTTATGGATGAGAGATTTTGAAAGGTCTCCAATGAAGCCTGCTCCAATTCCTGTGCCACAGGTTGAGATGCAGCAAGTAGAACCTTTTGATTACAAACAGTTTAGAGTGATAGAGCCAGATTATTCTATCAATAATCCTGCTCCGGCTACGGTTAGTTCTTTAAGTGGTGCAGATAGTCCAGTACCGATTGCAAGAGTACCGTTCTCTATTACGCAGTTAATGGATCAGTATATACCTAAGGGTGGAGTTATTTTAGATAAACCAATATGGAGGGTTGATTAATGGATACACCTGTTAGAAAATATCAGAAACAAAAAGATTATCAAAGACATAAGCTTTTTCGTAAAATGAAGCGTAGGCGTAAAGCTGCTATAGAACAGGCTAAAGATGCTCCTATGAAACCGCTTAGACGTAAATTTAAAATACCTAAGTTCGAAGGTGGTAAAGATGATAAACCATTAGTGGATAGGCCATTAAAACCTAATATATTTAGAAGGTCAGATGGAAGTTATTTTTATCAGGCGGATCCAAATGCAGAAGAAATAGATTTAACTCCATTAAATACAGGATTATCTAATGACCCATCACAATGGACATATACAGATGCTGCTGGTAAGATTTATACTCCAGCACAGCCTTTGGTTAATAATACAGGAGAGATAACTCAAGGAAGAAAAAATACATGGGATGGATATTTCACAAGACCAATAACCAAGTATTTTGATGAGTTAAAATATAGGGCAAATACAAATCCATCTAGTATAGCTTTACATGGTAAATATACTATGCCTGCCATAGCTGCAAGTGCATTGCTTCCTTTGGCTGGAGAAGCTGCTTATCCTCTATTAACTAATCCTTATGTAGATGCAACCATTACTTCTGGATTTGGAGCACATGGTTTAAATCATGCTATAAATGAAGGTATTGATGG